AGAAACAGAAAAAAGGATCAAAGAAAATGAATCAATATGAAACGATAACTCAAATTAAAATTTTTAAAAATGACGGAGTTAAGGTAGGTGGTAACAATGAATGGTATCCTTATCAAAAGTTACCTGGAGAAGAGAAAGCTAAGAGAAGAGATATATTATTAAAAGCAGATCAGAAATATTATATCTCAATGTTTGATAACAATGATGGCAGTTACAATGTTAAGATACAAGTTGTCAAAAATGATCGCTCTACAAAAGAATATGAGCCTATCACTGACGGAATTTCACAACCTGGAATGAAAAAACTTGGGGATGCATTACAAACCAAGCATCTTTCCATAGAGGATGACGGCACAGAAGAGGATAAAAAAGATCCAACTGATGATGATGAAATACCTTTTTAAGGCTACTTCTTTTTCTTTTTAGCTTTCATAATCTTTTTTTGCAAAGCACTAGGCAATGTCTTTTGCTTTGCAGTTAAACCATTTCCACATTTTTTCTATGTCTTGCTTTAAAACTTTTTGCCCTTTTTGTCATTGTTTTGTCTCCAGTTTTGCCTTGTTGCCCAAACCTAATGGTTTTAACTTTATTACCTTCTTTAGCAACAACAACATGACTTTTTGTTTTGTGGTTGGGTGTTCTTTTCGGTTTGTTATAACCACTTACACCAATTCTTTTTAATATAGCCGAACTCAATTTGTTACATTCCTCATTCTTTCACACAAACGCTCTGCTCTATTTGTAACTTGAGTATACCATTTACTGTCTTTCATTTGGTTTGCTGCCTCTTGCCAATCTTTATTAAGCACGGCCTTCTTCATTTTATGAAAACGGCTGAGTCTTGGTCTGCCAAGATTAAACATCATATTCCCAATTATTTTTTGTACTTCTGTAGGTAAGTCATCAAAGTTTTCATATAAATATCTACATTCATCTAAAGTTACTTCTATATCTTTTTCAAATAACTCATTGACTCTTTCCTCTGATATTTCTGTGCCAACTGGACTATCATATTCTGCATCCCATTCAGTCAGCAGATGCCCCACACCACAAGTTTTTAGATTTAAATGATCTAAATAAATTGAGTTTACGCAACCCTCATCTGCCTTTATTTCATTTTTAAGTTCTTCTATCATTATGTAACTTTTCTATATCTTTTCGTTTTTGCTGCAATCTTTTTGGGCTGTTTAGATACTTGTTTACCTTTTCTAGTTGCTCTTCGTTTAGCAGCCGTAGTCTTGGCGTATTCACTGGGAGAAAGAGCCTTAATCGCTGCCGAAGGTAAATAACGTTCGCCAGTAGCT